GATAATAGCATACGCTTTTAGAGCTGTTAATAATACAGGCGTTGTGATGATGGAAACATCTGCCGATGGAGAGACTGTTGTTGAGATTGTAGATGGAGTTCAATATGAAAAAGGATTAACAAATTCTCATTTTATAACGAACAAACAAACAAAGTCAGCCGAGTTGGATAATCCATTGGTTCTACTTATAGAGTCACCAGTAGATACAATAAGACAAATACAATCTATACTAGAGTACGTAATAAAAAACAATAAACCTTTGCTTATTATAGGCGATTTAGAACAAGGTGTTTTATCTGCTCTAGCTATGAATAAAAACAAAGGTAATATAAAAGTTAATGTTATCAATGCTCCGACCTATGGAGTTAGCAAGCAAGAAGTTTTACAAGATTTATCTTTGTTAACAGGCGCTACAATAATCAACGAAGACTTAGGTGACGATATGGATATGATCCAAGTAGAGCATCTGGGTGGTTGCTTAAAAAGTGTGACATCTCAAGCAGAAACAATACTTCAGGTTGAAGAATCTAATGAAGAAATTTTAAATATCATAAGTGATATTAAAAAGCAAATAACAAAGACAAAGCGCCCTCACGAAGTAATTAAACTTGAAAAAAGATTAGCTAGGCTTTCAGCAAAAATAGCTATAGTAAAAGTTGGTGCAAATTCAGAAATTGAATTAAAAGAAAAAACAGATAGAGTTGAAGATGCTATATGTGCAACTAAAGCCGCTATAAAAGAAGGTATAGTTCCAGGTGGTGGAATAGCGCTATTAAACGCAGCATCAAAAATAAAATCTAAATCCATAGGTGAATCAGTGCTTCTAGAAGCTATTAAGGCACCTTACAGGACAATACTTGAAAATGCAGGTATAATGGACATTAAAGATCCTAAAGACCAAGGAACAGGTCTTAATGTGGTTACAGGCAAATCAGTGAATATGATTAAGTCTGGAATAATAGATCCATTATTAGTTACAAAGAGCGCGCTTAGAAACGCGGTGTCAGTAGCTACTACTATTTTATCAACCGATTGTGTAATCAATAACTTGAGGATAGATGAAAGCAATAGGTAGAAATATAATTATAAAAAAAGAAAAAGAAGGAACCACCGAAACAAAAGGTGGTTTACTTCTTGCTGAAACTCAGCGTGAAGATATAAGGTATACTAAAGCAACAGTTGTTTCAACAGGAGAAGACGGTTCTAATGCTGGTTTAGAAAAAGGTAGCAAAGTGTATTTTGACAGACATGCTGGTCATAAAATAGAAGTTGAAAAAGAAATATATCATCTTATAAAATTACAAGATGTAGTCGTTGTTTTATGAAAAAGCTAGAAGCAAGAGATGTTAAGGATATGAACTTGCTAAAACATTATCGTATAATACGTAAATGGGCTTGTAAAAACAATGGCTTAAATGATGCTGATCTTGAACTTCTTATACATTTTGATTGTATGGATTATTTTACAAAAAATGATTTTATAGAAGGTACTTATTCTTACAGTTGGGATAACAGGCGTTGGAATAGATTATTAAAAGAAGACTGGATAGTTGTATGGAGAAAAAGAAATAGAACAACACAAAAATACCATATATATAAAGTTTCTTTTAAATGTAAGCAACTAATAAGTAGGATATATCGAATGATGCTGGGTGAAGAAGATATACCTGTTAGTAGAAGAAATAGTATAATGGCAGGTAGATCTTACACGGATAAAGTTTTAAAAAAAGCAATAGAAATAGTTAATAAAGATAAAAACAGATAATTATGTTTGGATCAGGTACCCAATATAAAGGAATTTTAGGCATAACGCAAAAATTGCTAGCAAAACAAGAACAAGAACAATACAGGGCTAACGCTAATGTTGGAGACCCATTTTTTAAACCAGGTGTAGAAAGAGTTAAGCCAGAGCAAAGAACTGATTCTGCTAGTTATGGCAATAAATCTGTTTTTTCACCTCAACAAAGTTCAAATTGTGAAAACATATTTGGCAATCAACAACAAAGACAAGTGAGTATGCCTAATAGAGGTAACATTGAAGGACCTTTGTTTATGGAAGATTTATCTGGTGATGGTAAGATTACACAAAAAGATGTAGGGATTGGTCAAGGTTGGATTAAACCTGATAAAAAATAAATATATAATATGAAAGAAAAAGATAAATTTGATATGGGTAAAGCACAATTAAAAGGACAAGTAGGTGAAAACGCTGTATGGGACGGACCATTAGATACAACAGGTTTTCCAATGGGTAAAGGTTCTAGTTCTGGATCTAAAGGTATGCAAGTATCTAAATACCCGTGCAGTTATAGTTCACAGCCTATTACAACAAGAGCAAAAGGCTAAAGCATGGCTTATATTCAACATGACTCTCCATTTTTAAAAAAGAACAAAAGCGCTGCTAGAACTGAACGTAAAGAGTTTCGTCAAGAAAGAAGAGCCAATAGAAAAGCTGAAAAAGGTAAACCTATTTCACGTAAAAAATCTGAAGGTAATTTTGCTAAAGTAAAAGAAGGCGGTGGAACAGGTTCTGCGGCTGGGGGCGGTATGACTAGTAAAGGGGTTAAAGAATACAAAAAAAGAAATCCTGGTAGCAAATTACAAACAGCTGTTACTAAACCACCATCTGAATTAAAGCCAGGTAGTAAAGCTGCTAAAAGACGTAAGTCTTTTTGTGCTAGATCTAGAAGTTGGAAATCAGAAAGGGGTAAAGCTGCTAGAAGAAAATGGAATTGTTAATAAATAAATGAATATATAAATAAATAATTATGAATCACAAGTCACCAATGAAAAACCAAAATAAAGGTTACGGAAAAGAGTCAGCTTCTCAAGAAAGATCAAATCTACTTAGCATGAATCCTTTAACAAAACATATGTCAACACCGATGCACATGGGAGGATCTAAATCATACGGATCAGCCATGATGATGAAAAAGAGTCCTTGTAAAAAAACAGATAAAAAAATAATACAAGATTACTCTAGAAACGCTATTGCTGATTATAAAGCAGGTGATACAAAAGCTGCTAATTACGAAAAAAAGAAGGCACTAGAAGTAGGTGCTGGAGAAGGTAAATAATAAAACAGTAGAGGTCTGTATTAAAACTCAAAACGCCAAACACTAACACTAACTTAACACTAACACTAACAAAAATGGCAAAATTTTTAAAGATCCCACTTACTGGAGTGGCTAATACACCAGAACAATTAGTATCAATTGACCAAATCGTCTCTGTAGTACCTGGAAATGTTGCTGGACCTGGAGCTAATCCAACCACAAAAACAAGAATTTTCTTAAACGCAGCTGCTGCATTTGACACTATCGAAGTAACACACACTGCTGCTTTGACTGCTGGAGACGTACTGAAAGCTTTTAATTCAGCTTTAACTGCAAATCCAGGAGGAGTTGTTTCTACTTTAGGATCACCAGTTCAGACTGCTCAGGTACCTTTAGCTCAAGGCGGAGGACAAGGACGTCAACCGATCACTACTGCTCAAGTAAATGTAACTTACACTGCAATAGCTTTTAGTTAATTTACAATTATAATTAATCTTGCGGGTGTATTATCCCGCGAGGTTTTTTTAAAACAATTTATGGCATTTAAACTAAACACACCACCTTACAGTTTTGACAGTACTCCTATCTATCACGTAGACATGGAAGACGGAGTTTTAGGTAAAGCCAACAATAATGGTTCTATAATAATAAATAAAAACGTAGATCCAAAGAAAAAAGAAAGTGTAATAGCACACGAAAAAGTACACATTGACCAAATGAAGCGTGGTGATTTAGACTACGACGATCAAAATGTTTACTGGAAAGGTAAAAAGTACTCAAGAGCACAAATGAAAGAAGGGGCTAAAAATTTACCCTGGGAAAAAGAAGCATATAAAAAATCAAAATAATTATGGCATTTAAAATAAAAGCACCATTTCACGTAGAAGGAGCAGGATCAACTATAGATCCTGGTAAAAAAATAAATTTAACTAAAAAAGACAGTCCAGATTTTGCTAAGTCTGGAGTAGGTTCTAAAACTATATCATACCAACAATACAGAGACTCAGGTGCAGTGCCTAAAGGTATGGAAAAAGTTTTTAGTGGTAAAGGTACTTTAAGAGTTTCTAAGTCTTTTACTGGTAAAAAATCAAGTGGACAAGGAGAAGGAACAGGACGAGGTAGCGGTTCTTCTATAAAAGGAACCTCAGCAGACACAAGAACGTATAATCCATTTTCTACAAAACCAGAGGTTAAAAAAGAAAAATCAAAAGCAAAATCTAAACGCAAGTCAAGTGCTAAAAATACAGAAATAAAGGCGTCAGGACAAGAAAGTAAATTATCACAAACTAGTTTAGGAAAGAAAGGTAAGCAAAAGAAATTTGGTGATGAAGTTACTATGCAGTCTACTAGAAACAATAAAAAATCAGCACCTAAAGAAAACACTTTAGACGCTATAAATAAAGTTTCTATGAAGTCTAATAAATTTGAACCTGTTTCTAAGGAATCAAAAGCTGCGCCAAAAGACAACTCTAGAAAAGCTATAAAAGCTAGAAAAACTGCAGACAAAAAAGCAGGTGTATCTAAATCACAGATGAGAGCTAACAAAGCTAAGTCTAAATCTGAGGCTGCATTAGAAAAAGCTAAAAAATCTAAAAACCCAGATTATAGAGCACAGTTAAAGCGCAAATCAGACAGATTAGCTAAAAGAGCTAAACGCAAAGGAGGTTCACCGGTTAAAGCAACTGGAGATCCAAAACCAAGAACTCATGCTGAAATATTAAAAGCATATCCAGGAGCAGTCAAAGTTCCAGGAAAAATAAACACCTACAAATATAAAGGAACTACATTAAGGCCAGCCTTATCTAAAGTTGAAAATAAAGGTAAAACAGTTAAACAAGCTATAGAGGCTAAAAACAAGTAATAGTGAAAAAGATATTAGAATTTTTCAGTACTAAAGTCTTCAAACAAGTTGGTGATGTGGTTGACAACCTATTCACTAGCGAGGAAGAAAGATTAAATGCTAGAAATGAAATATTTAAAGTACTACAAGATGCTCAGTTAGAGCTTCAAAAAATGCAAACAGAAATTATTGTAGCTGAAGCTAATGGCAATTGGCTGCAAAGAAGTTGGAGACCTATACTTATGCTTTCGTTTGGCTTCATAATAATATATACAAAATTTATATCACAGTTATCTGTACATTTAATAACACCTACATTAGAGCCTCAATTCTGGCAACTACTAGAAATAGGTATTGGAGGTTATGTTATAGGTAGAAGTGGTGAAAAAATTGTGGACAAACTAGGGCCACTATTTAATAAAAACAAATAAACAAATAAGTAAAATATGGGATCACAAGCAATAGATGCTGGAGCGTTTGGTAAAGCTTTAGCTATAACCGGAAGCGCTAATATTCAGCCAGCTTCTCAATGGCCTTTTTTAAATCAATCAGGAGTTGTAGGAACTAACTTAAATGGTTCTCAGATATATTCTGGATCAGGAGGAGCAATAGACGTTATACTAGCAGACACGGTTGGTGTGCAAGGAGTTGTTATTTCTTTAAGTTTAATTTCAGGAGGAACAGGTTACACGGCTGGGGCTGGACAAGCTACTACGTCAGCTAGTGGCCTAGGTACTGGACTAACAGTAACTACAACAGTTGTTGGAGGAGTTATTACAGTAGGCGCAATAGCCGCTGCGGGAACTGGATACAGACAAGGTGATATAATAACAATTGCTGGTGGAAGTGGTGGTCAATTTAGAATAAATGTTGTTGACTCATTGCCAACAGCTGCTCAAAAAATAACTTTCACAGCTGTGCCAGCTGGAACTGTATTACCAGTGTCGGTTGATTATGTTTTAAACACATCAGCAGCTACAGGTATGGTAGCATTAAGATAAAGTGTAAATAGTAAATATATACGTAACTATATATTATGTATAAACAATTAAATTTAATAAAATGTCAAAAGAAAAAAAGATTACAGAAAAACAATTAGAATCAATTAAAGAGATTCAACAGAAAATCAACGCTATATTATTAGACGTGGGTTATTTAGAAGCTAGAAAACAAGACTTAATTTTTGCCAACGCAGAAGCGGGTAAAGAAATGCAAGAAATAAAAGTTGAGTTAGAAAAAGAGTATGGTCAAATAAACATAAATTTAGTTGACGGTAGTTACACTGAAGTAGAAAAAGAAACTAAAGAACTTGAGGTTGTAGAATAATGGATTCAGTTGTAAGAAAAATTAGTATAGGTTCTGATTATAAAAATGATGCAATGCATTATGCTGTTGGTCAACAAGTTTATGGTGGCCATACTATATCAGCAATATTGTATGATCAAGAAACTAGTTCTTACAGTATATTCATAAAGAAAGAAAACGAGATTATGCCATGGAAGAAATTTAATTCTAACATGGCAATATCCGTTGAGTATGATTTAGAATATTAATGAAAAGTCTATACGATTTTATTGTCAAGCCTCTTGGGGATAGATATGAAAACGAAATAAAGATTGGAGACAAAACTTTAGTTTTAAATACTAAAATAGAGAACTGGAAAGCTGTTAACAACTTAGCTGTTGTTATTGAAACTCCAAAAGCTTTTAAAACAAATATAAAAAAAGGAGATATAATAGTAGTACATCAAAACATTTTTAGAGTGTTCTATGACATGAAAGGTGTAAAGAAAAATAGTAGATCATATTTTAAAGATGGCTTATATTTTTGTGCTGTAGATCAAATATATTTGTATAAAAATACAGGAGATTGGAAATCATTTGGCGACAGATGCTTTGTAATGCCTTTGAAAAATAAACAATCTTTAAGTCTAGATAAAGAACAAAAGCTTGTTGGTATACTAAAATACGGTAATAGCTCCTTAAAAGCGCTTAAAATAAGCCCAGGAGACGTAGTTGGATTTACACCAAACAGTGAATGGGATTTTATTATAGATAATCAAAGAGTTTATTGTATGAAATCTAATGATATTGTAATTAAGTATGAACACCAAGAAAACGAAGCTGAGTATAATCCAAGCTGGGCAAAAAGCAGTTGAGGAATTAATTAAAGTAGCTAAAGAAGCTATAGTTGATTCAGGTGATGACATAACTGCTGATAGATTAAAAAACGCAGCGGCGACAAAAAAGTTAGCTATATTTGACGCTTTTGAAATACTTAATAGAATTGAAACAGAGGAAGCATTATTAAATGAAAATCCTAAAGAAGTTAAAGAAGAAAAAGCTTTTAAAGGATTTGCTGAAGGAAGATCAAGATAATGTACGAACAAACTTTATACTCTGTAGTTAAAGACTACGTTAAACCTAAAGTATTAAATAGACTTAATAGGTATAAAAAATGGAAGTACGGATACAATAAAGAGCATGATCTTATTGTTATAAGTAAAACTGGTGAAGTTGGAGAAATATACAACATACAAGGGTTAATTATAGGTTTACCAAAAAAAGAAAATGTAACAAAGTTTAAATCTAATAAATGGGAGTACCAGCAGTATCCTAAAGATCTTAAAAAAATTAAATCAGTTTTTGATTGGGATGAATATCCCGTTGAATTTAAAGAAAAATGGTATGACTATATTGACACAGAGTTTAAAAGGCGTGAAGAAGGTTTTTGGTTTTATAACAAAGACAAGCCTACTTATATTACTGGCACTCACTATATGTTCTTGCAGTGGTCCAAAATTGATGTTGGGCAGCCAGACTTTAGGGAATCAAACAGATTATTCTTTATATTCTGGGAAGCTTGTAAATCAGATGTACGTTGTTACGGAATGTGCTATCTTAAGAACAGACGGTCAGGGTTTTCTTTCATGGCCTCAGGCGAAACGGTTAATCAAGCTACAATATCCACAGACTCCAGATTCGGAATTTTATCAAA